TAGCTTTTACAAGCATTGGTAGCAATGCTGTTGGTGCAGCAGTGTAAATTCCATCGTCAGTTTCTTTATATATTTGGTGTCCTAAATCGCCTAAGTCTGAATAGTTTGCTACAGTGGCTTCTAATTCTTGTGCAATAAAACCATGCATATCTATACCATCACCAGTATCTTGAACCCTGTCCTCTGAATCAGCTTCATGTATATTGGGAAACAAGGTTGAATCTACATCCTTTTTCTTTTTCCAATTGAATTTGACTGGTCTTAAATCATTTATAAAATCTAAACCCACTGGCTCATCTACAATGTTGGTTTTAAGTCTTTCGTCTGAAGTAGAACCCCATGTTGTTGAACCCATAGAAACATAAGTTCTACTAGAACTTGAACCAAAAGTTGCATAACCTTGACCAACCCCTAAAACATTTCTGCCAATAACAACTTCACTATTAGTGCTTGTATTTGCAGGACT